AGTCCGGCCGATGCAGTCAAGGCGTATCCCAGCGTTGACGATTCCAGGCCAGCGATTGAGTTGTCCGGTGATGCGGCTAACTATGCGCGCCGCTTGATCGAGGCAAAGGCCCAGGCCAAGATCCTGGACGAAGAGATTGACCAGCTCCAATCCAAGATCATGGACAACATGACCGACGCCGAAGAGGGTTATATTAAAAGTCCGGACGGTTCTATTGCGGCGCGAATTAAGTGGGCCATGCGATCCTATAAGGCCCAGCCTGAGAAGGTAACACCAGCCAAAGAGGCCCGCATCGAGCGGTCAAAAACATTACAAATATTGGGAGTGAAATGATGAAAATAAAATCCTACTTTCAGGAGAGACTGGAGTATCACATCGAGGCCAGGAAGGCAGAGAAAAACGTAGAGCCAATTCCTTTCGCGGGCCACGTTTGCGAGAAGTGCGGCAAGACTTTAGAGATCGACCAGGTGCATACGTGCAGTCCACAAGTGAAGTCCCTGGCCGAGTTAGCCAACGAGTTCGAGGATCGTTACAACGCAAAGATGGGACGGTCCGGCGTTCGATGGGCGGGTGACTAATGAAATTAGCACCAACACCGATGCAAAAAAGATTGCTCGATCACCTGGTCAAGCATCATGCAGATCATGGGGTTTACCCTAGCACCAGGGAGATATGCCAGGCGCTAGGATACACAAGCCCGTCAACAGTTCATGCCATGATGCACCGCCTGGAGCGACGCGGATTGATAAGGATCAAACCTTACTTAACCAGGGGAATCGAGATCGTGGTAAATTAGCGTATCTCTTTGCAGAGACCCTTCCAGGTTTCACGTGCCTGGCTTAACTCCCCGCCTAGTGCGGGGATTTTTTTAGGCGTATGCCCTGGTCCCGGCCTTATCAATAATCAGCGCTTGGCGGCGCGGCTTATCTTCCGGTTTGTTGGGTACAGAGATATGGGTCCAGCGATCAAACTCGCGAATGACTTGATCGTATCCCAGGCCAGCCGCCATGATCGCCTTGACTACTTCGTCGGGCGTCATGCCTGGCACTCGAATATCAGCGGCGCATCCAATCCGATGTTGGCTTGTATCCTTGGACCCTACTGCGTCATTGACTTGCTTGCAACGAAATGCCGAGTTAATCATCACCGGCTTACCGCCCAGGACAGTCTTAACTTCTTCCAGGAATGCGGCCAGGCGTACCAGGTTTGCCATCTCCGACGCATTGGGCGTATTGTCAAACTGCCGGTGGTCGGTATGGGTTAGTTCATCCAGGGAGAAATGTTCACTTAGATTCATCTTTTTTCTTTTTCATTTCCATTATCTTCTCCAGGGATCTTCCGCCGAAATAGAATGACATAATCAGCATTCCCCATTGGCCCAGGAGTTCAACGTAATTATTGTTTACTTCAATATCTGCGGCGCTCATTGCGGCAAACGTTGTATAGACTAGCAAGATAAAAATTAAAGTCATGGGGCGGATGTTCTTGGACAACCAGGAATCGCTGGCCATGTCCGCTTCCTGGCGCTTGGTTAATTCTTGCGCCTCAATGTTATCTGCATTGAGTTCTGCCAGCCTTCCTTCTTGTTGCATCTTTAGAAGTTCTTGCTGGGCCTTGGCTTTAGCTTCCGGGTCAGGGATAAACTTGTCCAGGATTTTCATCCCGACATCAACGATTGCAGTTAATGGAAACATTATTTTTTCCCTTTGACCTGGCGCGCCTCAGACAATGCGATCGCGACGGCTTGCTTGCGGCTCATTACCTTTTGCCCGGAGCTGGACTTGAGCTTGCCGCCCTTGTATTCGCGCATCACCTTTTCAACCTTCATCATTTGCTTTCCACTCATTGGCATATCAATCCCCTTTCATTGCTTTAGCGCGGATGTTATCAATCATGTTCGGGTAAGGACGCCCGGCTTTCTTAGCCATTGCCTTGGCCGCCTTGAGTTGACCTGGTGATAGCTTCTTTGATTTTCCCAGGGCCTTGGGCCGTTCTTTTTCCCATATCGGTTTTGTTGCCATTATTTTTTAATCCCCCAAACAAGATAGTATGCACACCAACCAGCGACAAGAAAACATAAAAACTGTACGCGTCTAATCTTTTCTAAATCCGCATCGAATAACTTTTTACTTTTCTTTTCCAGCTCTTCAATATCACTCTTAATCTTTAACACTTCGGCCCATTCCTTGGTGCCGTACTTCTTTACAAATTCTACTTTTGCTTTATATTCCTGGTCGCTGATGATTTTCCGGTGCTTGTATTCTTCGAGCGCTTTGAAGATGGCCCGCTCTTTAAGGAGCGCGGCGCGCTTTTCGGCGAGCTTGCGTTCCCTGGCTTGTTGCTGGGCAAGTTCGAGGCCGTCGTTTTGGACGTTTTGGATACTCTTGGATAATCCTTTGCTGGCTTCTCGCGCCGCATCAAGAGATCCGCTAAGACTTTTAACGCCTTCTGTAAACCCAAAATCGTCGGCCATATCATGTGCTTACTTTCCCAGGGCCTTGTAAAGCATATCGATCACCCAACCGAATGCCGCGCCCACCAGTAAGAGGATCGCACCAGCTCCGCGCCAGCGATTCATCTGATCGCTCATGGTTTTAATGCTACCTTTTATATCAGTCATGTCGCGCTGGAGTTGCTCGACGTGCGCTTCAAGGCGGCCGATTTGCTGGTTAAGATCGTCGGTCATTTTAGGTTAATTCCTACGGCTTGGGATACTTGGCTTTTACAGAATCAATCGTTGCCTTCCAGGCGTCATAGCCGCCGTGATAAAGCGTATCGAATTGTTCTGCGAATGATGGGTACTCGGCGGCGCGATCGCGTTGGTATTGTTTTGCATCATACTCTGCTTGAAGGCGAACAATCTCAGCCTGTATTTCTGCTTCAGTTGGTTTTGTTTGATTTGTATCAAGCCACTCTAAATCATCGCCACGCAATGTCCATTGTGCTTTTGGTTTTAACGAATATATTGCTTCTACTTTTCCAATCATGCCGCAATCTCCATTAAAAATATTTGGCTTTCGCCTGAGTTACTATCTTTTTGAATAGAAACACCATTGCCATTTGAAAGATTTTCAGCCAAAAATTGCATCTTGTATGTTAGAGCAGAAGTGGATCCAGGAGAATCTAACTTTGAATAAAAAGCTCCAGCACTTCTGAAATAAAAATCCGTGTTATAAGACCAAAGCTGAGCGGCACCTGAATGAAGTGTTGTTGAATTTCGCATCAATCTAAACGCCATTCTATTCCAATGGGTCCCCGAATCTTTCTGCATACCTATTGGATTTATTAAAACCAAAATGTTACTTGTAGAAAATTGAGGAGTAATAGTTGCCGTAATTCCAGTATCTACCCAAGTCTCCACAGAAGTTGTAGTTACATTTGTTGATGTAAATCCATTAACGACTTGAATAACACTCCCACTTGGAGCATTCGCGTCCGGCACCTGGCCAGTCAGCTTGCTCGCCGCCAGGCTTGTGATGTTGGCGCTGGTGATTCCGTCACCACTTAGGACTAATGGCATTATGCTACTCCTTTCGGATACTTAACTTTAACGGCCTGGACCTTGGCAAGCATTTCAGCGGCGGCGTCGCCACCTTTCCACAATGCGTCTAGCTGATCGCCGATGGATGGGTATTCAGCGGCGCGTTTAGTGATGTAAGCATGAGCATCAACGTAAGCCTGGACTGCGGCTTTATCGTATGCGACTTCGTTGTTGTTTGCATCGTAAGCGACATCGCCACGAATGGTTATTACGGATGGATTTAGTTTGTAAATAGCATCGTGGTTCATGCCGCAATCTCCATAAGAATCATTACTGATGGGGTTGTACCTGAGTTAATTAAAACACTACTAGCATTTTGGCTATTCATGCTTATTCTGTATGTTACTGAAGAGGTTGTTGCTGGAGAATCAAGATATATCATATTTGGCACACTTCTAAAATCGCTAGTTCTACAACCAGCCATAGCATAACCATTGATTAAATTTGTTCCTGAACCAACTGCGCCTCTCCATAAAATTCCATGAACAAACGCATCAGAAGTAGAAGAACCGCTTGTTGCTCTAAATGTTGGCGCACACATAATTAAAATTTTGCTTGATGCAGATGTAGGTGTTATTGAGGCATTTAACCCTGTATCTACGTTTGATGAACTTGAAGTTGATACTTCTGTTGAATAAGTATTTTGAACCACTTGCAATACGCCGCCAGGATAAGAGAATCCCGACGAGTTAAGCGTGGCCTTCGTTGACCCGTTAGACTGAAACTGGATAATGCCTGATGTGTCGGCACTTTGTACCAGGCCTGTGCTGGTACTAGCATTTATGATGACGGCCATTACGTTTGCTCCTTACTTGCTTCGGCTTCTACTGCGGCCTTATCGTATTCAACAATGTTATCGTCTTTATCGTAAGCCACATAACCAACAGTACGAACGACCGATGGATATAACCTTTGAAGTGCTGGCACAAAAATCACATATTCAATCATCCCGCAATCTCCGTTACTGTAATTGAACCTACTGTTGAACCACTATTAGTAGCATTAACATAAATATTGGCTGAACCAGTTCTAAAATAATAAACATCATAGGTAATTGCGGAAGTTGTTGCTGGAGAATCTAAAAAACTCATTGAAAGCGGCACATATCTATCTGCCACATTAAGCATATTTAATTGATTTCCACTACCAGCTAAGTTTGTACCACCCCTATAAATAGTTAAATACCCAGCACCATCGGTATTTTTATAACAGCAAGTATCCACTTTTACAAATATTTTGCTTGTTGCTGAAGTTGGCGTAATCGTAACTGCCATTCCAGATGAAGTAAAAGTGCCGTTAGAAGTAGCTCTTTGATTTGAGTCAGCGTAACTAACCACTTGCAATACATTCCCAGCGCGATTAGTGCGATCCAGCGTACCCGATGTAGCTGGCAAATCTATTACAGTAGATCCAGCAACGGCCGGCTCTTGCAATGTAATGCTTCCGCTGGTTGATCCGATTAAAACAATGCTCATAATATTACCCACCTTTGTCCGCTTGGTACCGTTACCGATACGCCGCTATTGATTGTGATCGGGCCTACACTCAATCCATTTTTGCTGGTAGATAGCGTGTAGTTTGCGCTAATCGTTAATGAGTTTTCAAAGATAACGCCGCCAGCTTGTGCGCCACCTACTCCACCCCAGGCGCCACCAACATATCCCTCAAAGGATGCGAGCGAGGAATTGTATCTAAAGTATCCGTTGGCCGGTGAGCCATCACGCTCGCCCGTTGTACCCGCTGGAATAATAGCCGCTCCAGTAGAGCTTGTTTTTGTGACGACGGTTGTCGTATCAACAATCGCGAATGACCAGGCAGATCCGCTATATACCTTTAAACGATTTGAGACGGTATTGAAATATAAGTCACCAGCAGATAGCGCATTGCCATCATTGTCTAAAGTTGGGTCCGTAGAAAACGCGCCCAGGTAAGTATCGGTAAAGTCATCTAAAGCGGCCAGGGCAGATGCCGCACTTGCCGCCGCGTTCGTTGCGCTGGTTGACGCATTGCTGGCAGAAGTGCTGGCCGAGCTGGCGCTATTGCTTGCATTCGTGGCAGAAGTGCTGGCAGAACTAGCGGAGTTGCTGGCGTTCGTTGCGCTTGTGGACGCGGAGCTTGCTGACGTACTAGCATTAGTCGCCTGGGTTGTAGCAGTTGACGCGCTATTGCTGGCCGACGTTGCGCTTGTTGCCGCATTCGACGCAGAAGTTGACGCATTGCTCGCTTGTGTCGTTGCAGTCGAGGCCGATGAAGTAGCCGAGGATGCTGAACTAGCGGCGGACGTTGCTGAGTTGCTTGCGTTTGTTGCCTGGGTTGTTGCCGTTGATGCAGAGCTGGCCGCATTCGTGGCCGATGTTGAGGCGTTCGATGCAGAAGTAGATGCCGCGCTCGCTGAACTAGCGGCCGCACTAGCTGATGACGCGGCCGCTGATGCACTAGAGGCGGCAGATGCCGCATCGACTACCAGGTCCCACTTAGCTACGTCAGCATTCGAGCTGATTGGCGTTGTGCCGCTGGAAGTATGGGCCGTATTGGCACGATATACGTTTGCGTTGCTGGCGTCTTTTACCAGGTCGCGGACGGTATAGGCTTGACCAGCGGCCCAGTTACCACGCCAGTTACCAATCTCTTCACCGACCGTAGGATTACCAGTCGAATCGAATGCCAGGATCTTTCCAGCGCGGGAAGTTTGCACCGGCAACACCATATTGATAGAGGCCGGGTCCGTGACGGGAGCCAAGATCGCACGACCCAAGGCTTCCGCATTTTGCTGATTAAAGATGGTTTGCTGATCTAGCTCAACGTTAAGCGATGCCGCAGTAAAGTCGCCACCAGTTACATAATCGGATGCGCGGGTAATATCCCTGGCGCCTACAATTGTGATCCGTTTAGTAGATCCTGGGGCAGTAACGAAATTAACTGCGCCGGTACCGTTTGAGTTAATCGTTACCGTGTAATCCGTGGTTAATGTCTTTAGAGTTGCATCGACATAAACGTCAATATCAGTTTGCGCCAATATTTCAAAGGTGAACGCATAGGGTCCAGTACCAGCCGAGCCGGTATAGACTACTCGTCTCACTACGGGTGATATTGGGAAATCAGCCATTTTTTTCTCCTGATAATTTATACCTTAAACTGGAAGATTTTTCCATCATTATTTCCTTTTTGGCGGGGGTTCCGCAGTTAAACGCTCAAAATCCGGACCGCGTTCAGGTTCGGTATCACCTGGGGACCACCAATAGCGTTGGCCGGTTTCTCGTCTGTAACGCGCTTCGATTTCCCGCATTCGTTGTTTAGCGTCCGGATCGCCCCAAATCTGTAAACGATCCAGTATTTGACGCTCTAGTGCCAGGCGCAAATACCAAATGGATGACCCTGGGGTATAGCGTCCGGCGTATGAGATTAGCTCCCGCATGAAGTGAGTATCCTTGCCAGTTGCTAATTCCTGGACATTGCCGATTGTTAGGCGGCGCGTATCGTCCAGGAATCCGACTACCGGGCCGGCAATGGTTTGCTCTAGTCCGCCGCCAAAACGGTTAACGTCATTGAATAAGAAGTCGCCCAGGATACCCAGGCCACCGCCCTGGAGTAATGCAGATCCCCAAAACTCAGGCGTCATTACCGTACGGGGATCGCGCCCCTTGGTAATCTCTTTGAGTTGCATTGCCAGGGCGCCGAATAAGGTAGTCGAGATAACCAGGTCCGCAAAGTACGCACCCTTCTTATTAAAGTTTTCCGCATTCACGGCCCGCATGACGTGGGTATTTAATAATGTGACGGGGAAATTCTTATACATGGCGAACGAACGGGAGATTTCACCCACAAACGTACCAGGGCGTGATTCGCCTACCAGCATGACGCGTCCACGGATGGATGCAGAAGGTACGGCAAACTCCGTCTCGGACTGGATCATCTCCAGGAATCGCGTCGCTAGATCGTCAGCTCGTCCTGGTTGCAAGTCGGTCCGTAGAGCAATCTCTTCCGGACGTAGAAATGTTGCACCTTCGTGTTCGTATAGTCCGGAAGTACGGATCACGTCCCAGTTACCCTCGCCGATGCCGTACCGGTTTAAAGTGTCCTGGAGTGGTTGATCCAAATCCTTAAATTTCTTGGCCGCATTGTCAGCGATATAACCCATAAACTCCATGCCAAACGCCCAGCGTCCAGCCTGGGTCCATGGGGATAACCCTGTAATCCGCATGACCGTATCAGAGATGCGGCGCGTAATTTCAGGGCCAGTCATATCACCGACGAATCGTGCCTGGGCGTTTGCGACGCTAGTCCAGTTTTCTGCGATCAATCCCAGGCGAGATGCCAGGCGTCCCTTCTCGTCAATGTTCAATGGCACCAGGTTATCGGCGACGCGTTTAATGACGTCAGCCGCGGGTATTCCCGAAGTTTGAGCGGCAATACGCTGGAAGTTAATATCGGTTAAGGCAGAGACGGCGGCCGCGCCAAGTTGCGCCGATTGTAGTATTTGACGCAAGCCGGCAAAGCCTCTGGCAACGGTACCATCGACCGGGGATGCCGTTGATCCATTTAGGATCGCGTACATCGAATCAAACATACCCAGTTGTGAGTTGGCCTTTTCGACCATCTTTGTTTCCGGATTGTTCGCCTCTTTCAGTTTGGCGTCTTGCATGACGGTTTGATGGATATACCGGACCGTCGCATTAGGGTTAGGCCCTAGTATCTCCATCATGGCGATGTCCCTGGACATTCCTTCCAGGTGATTAACCATGGTGACGAACGGTTCAGGATTGCCGAATTTCTCCTGGTACTCCATCCAGGAATCTGCATTCTTAAACGCCAGGAATCGATGGTCCTGGTGACGGTTTGCCATTGAGCGGCCACCACCAGCGCCGGACGGTTTAACCTTGTTCCAGCCTTCCGTCGCAATAGAATCGAATACTTGTGCTAGGGCCAGCTCCAGGCGTTCCGGGGTAAATTTAAGCCCGGTACGCTCATCGATCATCTTTTCCAGGTCCAGGCGCTCACGGATAAAGTTAGTCCATTCTTCGCGTCCAGCCTTGCGTACAAGCATCGAATCGTGGATCTGAGGCATACCCCAATCCTTACGTTTTGGAATGGCACCACCGGCCGCATTAAAGCGCTGGCGGGCATAATCCGCCGCAGTTGACCAGGACTGTGCTAATTCTTTTGCGGCGGCCGATCCGGTGTCCTCGCCAAACACTTCGCGTACCAGGTCCTTGGCCATGGCCTTATTACCTAGTCCACCGGTTACGCCGCGACGTCTAAAAGTTGCCAGGACATCATCCATCTTGGAATATATTTGACCAAGTACGGCCTTGCGCCTGGCTTCGACGTTGGAATACTTAGCAAACTCATCGCGATCCAGCAATGCCTGGGCGGCTTTTCCTAAACTTTCGCCACCCGCATATTGATTTAAGTCAAAGCTAATCTTCTGCCAGTTGCGTATTTGCAACAGTTTGACACGTTTCTTTTCGATGGCTTCTTTTTGCAATGCGTCAAAAGTATCTTTCGCCGCCTGGGTGCCGGCCTGGATGGGATCCATCTTTTTGGCGTACTCCGCCTCTAGCTCGTCAAATAAGCCCCTGGCTTTGGCGGCCTGATCCCCTGAGAGTTTTCCCTCATTCTCGCCATTGTTAATACATTCTCTAAAGCTCATTTAACACACCCCACTAAGCGCTCCAGCATGGATTTGTCCTGTTCAAAGTCGGCCAATATATCTTTTACGGTTTGCACTTCCGATATTCTCTCACCGGTTACTGGATCAATACGCTCGGCAATTGGCACTTCTAATTCCATCAAGTCCATATTGCGTTTGCCGCCGGTACCGATCTGTGCTAGAGTTAAGTCAGGAGTGTCCTTTATGAAATCATCTAAAAATGTAGAGTTTCTTAATGTTGAAGGTATCCCGGTTACGCTAGGTTCGGTTCCCGGTTTTGATGGTATTTGCGCCGCTTGGGATAAAGGTTCGCCAAGACCTTTCCCGCCAGCTTCAGCAAGGCGCAATGGCGCGCCAGTTGATAAGGCCGAGTTCGAGCGATTAAGAATGGCTTCAAACGCCGCGTCGTAATAAGGCTTCATCGTCGCATTCATTTGGTCAATTTGCGCTCTTTCTGCTTTTGTATATTTGCGACGTTCGCTATTAATAATCCGTTCTAAGTTATCGCGCATTGCATATAAGTCGTGAAAATTGTCTTTAACTGCCATTAATTCAGGAAAGTTAATCTGCACTTCTGCAATATGACCATCAATCTCAACATTTATCTTAATGTCGCGGTATCCACCCTCTAATGAGTTTATTTTTGGATCTAATAAATTTCTAACGTCCACCACACGATACTGTCCACTCACCTCTTTTAACGCAACGCCGGCTTGTTGGAAATTATTAACGACAATGGTAGAGCGCAAAATATCTTTTATTTTATTTGGGTCGCCATCATAATCAAATTCAATTTTTTCGATTGCGCGGTTTGATCCTTTTAGATTGCTGGCTTTATATTCCGCATTGACTAAGTTAGCAATATCGCGATTAATATTGTCAAATTGTTCTTTGCGGATAGCCGCATCTTGATATAAATTTTTTAATGTTATTTCTGAGCCTGGAAATTTAGACGCCAAGTATTCTAAGTCTTTAGGGTCTAAAGATTGAGCCACATACTCATCAACGGTAATAGGTTTGCCGCCATTGGGTATATCTCCCAGGAGATCACCTTCCAGGATGTCGCCCTGGTTCTTAGCGCCAATCGATCCAGGGCCTTCGTCAAATCCTTTTAGCTCGTCTGCGCCTGGTTCTGCGAATCGATTGCTTTGCGCCGGAGTTGTGAGATCGCCGCGATCTCCGCCATTTGGTACCCTTTCGTAACTGCCATCCTTAATCGATCTTCCGACACTTTCGGCAAACTCGCGGTAGTAAGTTTGAGCCTGGGTTCCGCCAGCGTCTTTCCACGCCTTGGCGATTCGGGTGAGAGCGTCTGAGATTGGTCCCCGGACGTTTGCGTTATTTTCGATGATAGCGATCGCTTTGCCATAATTAGCCTCTTTCTCTTGGTTGCTTAACTTAGCCAGGGTATTGCCGGCTTCTTCAATATCATTTGCATTTCTAACCAGGGTTTCAAATAGCTCTTTATCCTTGCGTAATATTTTCATTGCGCCGTCAAGAATTTTGGCCCGCTCTAGGAATAGGCTTTCGGCAATATCTTCGTCGCCAAATAAGCCGGTTTGTTGAGTTTTAACAAATCCAGCTTCTCTAGCCTGGCGTACTATCTGCTCCGCCTGGAGTGCATTGGCCGGCTCTAAACGATTTAAAAGTTTTAAAACGGCTAATTGCTGGGTTTCATCGGTAAGATACCGGCCAACAATTGCGCCAAAATGCGCCGGCACTACGTCGTTAATTACGGCGTCAAATGCTTTTGGTTTAAGTTTCGTCAAATCATTTGCTTGCCTTACGTTTTGACCTCTTGGCAAATCTGTTTTAAGCAAATATGGCGCGTCTTTAAATACTTTTGCAAGATCAATAATTGATCCTGTTCCTTCGCTAATATTTTTTGCGGCGGCCGTAGCCCTTGCTTCCGGCACACTAATACCGTCAGCTTCTCTAAGTTTGAATGCTTTCATTTCAATGTTTAAAGAGGGATCTGCCGCTTGTAAACGTTTTGCTAATCCAAGGCGTTGATGGCCATCAGCAATAAATGTACGCCCATCTGCAAATTCATAAACAATTATGGTATTGGCCCTTATTGGGTCCCATGTGCCAATATCTTGCAATCTATCAGTAACGCCCATGACGTCGCCGCCAGCTTTAAATTGAAATAGTTTGGCATCGACTAGCAAATCGTTTGGCTTATACGTAAAAATTTCTTTGTTTAAGTTGTCGTGAAAAAATATATCCGTTGGCCGGTTGATGGCGCTTTCCGGCGGCGCAGTTGTGATCTTAGTCGAATCTCCGTTTTCTATTGCTTTGTAAGATTGTTCGACGCGAGCGCTATGCTCCAGGTTGCCAACGTCATCCTTTAAAACGTTGCCCTGGTTAACAGTTGCATCAATCGCGTCAAGTTCTTTAATCATTTTGACGTCGGGATCTACTTCATACGGACGGCCCTCGCGAGTTGCCCTGGCTTTACCTAATGCCTCAATACCATCAATCAATTGTTTTTTAGTAAATTGATATAACGGTTTTGCCGCTATTACTCCACCAGTAATAACACCAGCGCCAGCCGCGGCCATTCCTACGTTAGCAAAAAATGTTTTGTAATCGTAAGGTAGGTCAAGCGTCTTATACCAATCCGCTACTTCGGTTTGAATGATAGCTTCTGATCCGGCCGCAATTGCTGATTGTTTTAGGATTGTGTTTAAAACAGTTGATGATCCACCACCAAAAGGCATGGCCGCTAAATTGACCGGATCCGTTATTGATCCGACTATGCTACCACCAACGCTTCCAAGCCATCCGGTAAAGGTTGATCTTGATCCTACGTCTGCATCAATATCAATAGCTTTAATTGCGCTTTTTTTTGCCTTCTCAAAAAGCACTTCATTATTAATTTCTAATAAATCCGGAAATGTTTCAGGGCGTTCTTTTATGTAATCTAAAATTTGTTTTGATGAATAGTTATAACCTCTTACGGCGGTCTCTGATGATGCGGCATAACCACCTAAATAGTTGCCTGGGTTAATAAATTTTTTGCCAGTTTTTTCTTGTACCTCTTTAAGAATTGGGTCCCATTGTTCCCTTATTAGAATTGGGCGAGAATCACTACGATTTAAAGTTAATGATGCCCGGTAAGCAGAATCAAAGTTTTCTGAAAAACCAGTATCTTCGCCACCACCTAATGGTTTAAATGGCGTTGCCGATAAATTTGGTTCATCAAAAACAAAACTCATTTGATACCTTCTCTTTGTTTAACGCGATCTGCTAGTTTGCGGAAATCAACAACCAGGGCGGATTTATCTTTAATCGTAAAAGCTAATGGGTTTGGTTTGCCGCGATAATCTTCGTAATACCAAACGGCACGATCTGTATCGATAAATGCGGGATAACCCTTACGCAAGCGCTCAATTGTGAATTTTCTGCTTTGGTCATCTTCGGGTAAACCATTAGATACTGCGGCAAAATCTTCATACGTTGCGCGGTTAATGATGTCCTTAAAACTGTCCTGGGCTACGTTGTTGGGAATTGGTATCCTGTTGCCGCGATATTCAATGATGCCGCCGTATGATTTACCGTTTTTGGCCACTATCATTCCGGATGCTTCTTGGAATGCTTGTTTATACATATCTTCATCAAATACGGTTTTGCCGGATACAATGAAACGCTGGGTATATATGTTGTCAGTTGTAGCTAAAATGGCGCTTCGCGTCTTAGGTGCAAAAGCATAGGCGCTACCCAGTTGGTCGGCAATAACATTGCGTTTAGTTGCCGCGTCGCCAGTACCTTCAAATGCTTTATTACCAGCTTGTTTTTGGCGCATACCATTAAGTGCATCGTAAACAGTTTGTGGATTTGCTTTGGCAATAATTAATCCGCCAGCATGAGCAAACTCCGGAGCAAACTTAGAAATTTCATTCATAGCGTTGCCCGAATCTTTTCCAAAGCCTTCGTTTAATACGCCTAACAATCTAATCTGTTGATCGGGAGTAGATGTTTGTAAAAATGTCGTAAGAGCGCCAGCCTCATCCTGAGAGAAATATTTTGGAGTCACACCCATACTAGCCGCAAACGATTTAGATTGTGTAATGCGATCGCCAATTTGTTTATTTAAATCAATTGGTGCCGCCGCAAAGTTTAAAGTTTTAACTTCGGCCGCTCCGGTTTGATTCATGTAACCGACTGGATCTTTTTCCAGCATAGTTGTTTTATGAGCCAATGATTTTTGTGCAACATCAACCAACATGGCTTGTTCAAGATTTGCCTGGCCCTGAATTTTGGTCTGTGCGTCGCGAATCCAATCACCCAATTGCAATGGTGACATTTTGTTAAATGCAATTGAGTTTTGACGCAATACGCTAAGATAATTAACCTGGCGCATTGTCGGATCGTTGTCGGGCAAACCTAAACGACGAGCGCGTCCCTGAATTTCAGTTACTACACCTTCGCTAGGTATTTGGCCAAGAGAAAATATTTTAGATATTTCACTTACATCTTGTTTTAATTCAGTACGCAATGCCGTAAACTGTGCATTCCTGGCGCGCAAGTCTGCTTCAATTTCATTGACCAGGGCGCCCATACGGTTTACGTCAATGCCACGGGTTACTCGATTCTGCTTGAGCGGCGTTCCTTCTTTATCATATAATTCGCCAATTGGACCGGCCCTTAAATCGGTTTGTACGCGTTTTAAAAATTCTTGTTTATTTGAAGATTTTTCATATTCATTTCTAAAGCGCGCAATATGAGCCTGTTCTAAAGTATTTTGAATAATCCGTTCTACCTCTACCGGATCACGTCTAAGGTTAAGAGCGTATTTTCTTAACTCGTTTAAGTCATTAAATAATAAAGATTCTGCATTGGCCATGCCTGATGGCATAAGACGAATAGCATCATTACTACGTTGGTCTATTCCGCCAACGGACGTTGCTTGCATTTGTTTTGCTACGCGATCGTTATGCGCCTCAGATATTTCTAAAAAACCAACGTCGCCAACACGTTTTAAATCACTAGCAATTCGACCACGTAACTTTGGATCTAATAAAGTAGTAAGCGATTCAAGGCCATAACCTACATCAGTAACTTCTTGTAAAAATTGTTGCGGATCAGCATTTGGGTCATTTTTAAATGCTTTAACTTTTTCGCTTATAAGTTTGCGGCCATCATTTTGTAACTGTAATGCGACTAACTCGTTGGCCTGTTCGTATGCGGCTTTATCGTAAACCGTACGGGGCATACCAGTTTCTTGTGTAATTTGTAATACTTGCTTGGCTTTTTCAGGCGTATTGACTGAGGCGCGGCCCCCTTCTTCGGCCTGTTCCATACCAATCTTGCCGGCAAAATTAATAACGCGATCTAATACGCCTTGTTGTGCCTGGGAAAGATTTCTGCTTTCGCGACTTAATGGCGAATAATCAATTGATGGCATTGATGCCGCACGATACGGATCGATTGCTACGCCGGTTTGTTGGTATCGTGGAAGTCTTTCGGCCATGATTAACCTACTCCGTAATTAGGAATTGAATTTGTATTGGTTCCAGGCATTAATGAATACTTGCTGGTACTAGGACCACCAGCCGAGTAATACATCATGCCAGCCTGGCCAGCAGTACCAATTGCCTGGTACATACCAGCTCTTGCCGCGGCATCGCCGGATGCGCGCATAATGTTGGCATTTTGTTGGCCTGAATACCTATAAATATTTGCCTGGAATCCAGCAGAAGATTGAGCCAGCTTTGCATTTTCCTGGGAGAGATTGAACTCGGTATAACCTTCACGCAATGCGTATGTTTGCAATGAGCCAGCCGATCCACCAAACGGATCAATTGCTCCGGCGCCAGCTCTAGCTCTTACCGTTGAGATTGTTCTGTTAATGTTTGTCAACGTTTTTAGTCCCTCTTGCTGGGCGCGAATGGCTTCGGTTCTGCCTTGCATTGTTACTTGCTGGGCTTGAAAGTCCGCCTGTTGTTGAGCGGCCTGTGCCTGGGCATTGTAAATTTTCTGTTGCGTTTGACCTTGTTGATATTGGCCATAAGCACCTACCAGCATTGCGGCAATTGCGACTTCCATATTATTGTCCTATCGAAACTTTAAATTCCATGTTTAACAAATTGAACTTTAACGGTTCGCCTTGCGTTACCGTTATTGTTCCCTCTTTATCAAAGCCTAACAATGGTCCAGCTTTCTTGACGCCGGTAAATGGTTGAATAGCAGTATCTAAAACCCCGGTTCCAAATTGTCTAAACTGAATAGGATTGTCATTGATAGTCATTGACTGGGTGTTATAAACATCCGCATTGATCTCCATAATCCGCTTTTTAAATCCGCGGATATTACCCGACGCCATCTTCGCCTCGACTGGCATGGTTTTTAGGTTAATGTTGTAATTCAAACCGACTTGCCAGGATGCAGTTGCGGCCGTTGAGAATGTTACGGTTCCGCCGCCTGGTACTGTTTTGTCAGCTTCCAGGATGCCATCGCGCACTACCTTAACTGTCTTGGCTACCAGGTGAGACATTGATGCAGATGCGGCCGCGGAGCTGGCATATTTAGCGCTATCCATTGTCAGATCGCGATTAAACGTCTCAACATAATAAGCAGTTGCTCCGTTAACGCTCCTGGCAACAATGACGTAAACCGTATTAACATCAACGGCTACGGCCTTAAATAATCCGTCGGTTACAAATTCTGATGGAGCAATAACACTTTGCGATCTTAGCAATGAAATACACATAATCGTTCCATCATCGCCGTTAACGACATATAAACGATCCGTATCGTCAGTTGACGTTGCCCGGTTAAGCGCCATATCGACTGGGTTCTTGACCAGGTGGCCGGATAGCAATGTCACGTTATTGGCAATGTAAGTTGCCTCAGTATCGGTAAACAATAGCTCGTTAACTGATTTGCCCTGGCGTTGCAAAAACAAGGTACCGGAATCCAGGCCAATAACTGGGAAATTATTCTTTGAGCCGATTTTGGTTGACGTGCGAATAATAAAGTTAGTCGGCGTAATTGGTTCCAGGGTTGCCTGGGGGACATAAAACTCGCCGCCAATACTAAAGATTTGCAAGTCACGGCCCGAATAAATATCGGTAATCGTATTGAGTTGTGACGTGTCGATTGTTGCCTCTACGGCCTCATCGTCCAAACCTTCGCCGTATTGGAAATTAAAGAAATCCGATACGCGAGATCCCCATACAGTAGTGGGCCTGGACTTAGCACCGGCAAAAAATAAACGGCCTTCGTGGAATGTTACTGATCTTGGCCATCCGCGGCCAGCACTCCAGGACGCCTCATATCCGCGCTCGATCTCCCAGTTGCCTTGGGCGATATTGCTGGTATCAAAAAACGGAATCTCGACAATGGCTTTGACACTATTGTTGCTTATGAATTGCACAATCTTTGCCCGGCCTTGGGGTTCAGCATTGATATATTGACCAACGTCGGTGCTGGCAAAAAATGAATTTTGCGACGTAAGGGTAACGTTGCCGCTTGTTGCCGATGGACTTAGGTGTCCAACGGTTGGAGTTGTCACCGTTAGCGTATAAGCATACGATGGGATCTCATCAAACGTAATTGTCGAAACGGTCCAGCTCGCGTCAGTCCCGCCGCGTACAAACTTGACTGGTGCTAAATCTTCCTGGACAAAAATAATCGTATCGGCCGACTGGGCAAACTTTAGTCCTGGAATCACTCCGGCAGTAAAGCTGGCCACGGCCAGGTAATTGTTGCCTGATCCGTTGATATTGGTAATAAGCGCCTTGTTTTTATAAATGTAAACACGTCCAGGGACGATCGCAAACATATACGAATCGACCACATTAAACTGAAACGGCACAAGTTTAAGCGCCTGGCTTGCCAGGTTGGCCGGCAAGGTGTCGATATATTGCAAACCTTCGCGACGACGTGCGCCGCCCTGTGGTTGAATAACTACATTAGTAGCTTTTTGAAGTGCGTTGTAATATTGATTTAAGTCAATGCGGCCGCGCAAGAGTGGGTCCAATTCACCGACTACAAAATTGGTTTGAATGAGGACTGAACGTGGCATTATCCAAACCGTACATTGATAAGCGGGAATGCGTCCTGGTTATCCAATGTAACGGACGGACGGCTTTGTGCGTCAATAGTCATTGCCTGGCGGAAGAATCCGCCGCGCATATTCTCTTCCGGCAATCCAAATGCTAAACGCTGGTAATACTCAGCTTTTGTAAGCTGGTCCGTTACCATCTGAGCAAAATTAGCGGCCAGGGCGTACTTCAAGAAATTGACGAAATAGCTGGGCATTTCGCTTTCAGGTGTGCGGTATTGGTAATCGATCCAGGCCTCTTCAATGTTGGTCAACAATTTGTCTTGCTGAACATCAAACTCAACGGTGGCCGGATAGTTAACGGTGTCATCCGCATGGACGGCGCGAACGCCAGCAATGCGATCACCAGGTAATTGATAAAGGTATTTCCAGCCAAATGCCGGGGTATCTACCAAACGGGCAAGCTGGCTTTTCTTTAGGGTAAAGCTCCAGGGATACATACACAAAACCATGTCCCGGATGTCATCATAAAGACGGTCGCAAATCTGCGACGAATCAGAAACTTCTGAGAAGGACGTTAGTGGTTTTTGCCCTAGATAAATAAGAGCATCAGAACATATCGATAGTTTTGTATCACCTGACGCCATAAAAATCCTTTAATAATAAAAATCCAGGCGGATTGCTCCGCCCGGACTTATTGCTACTGCTTAGTCGCTATCGGTGTTAGCGAGAGTTGTACCATTGTCAATATCTACTACGGTACCGGTGTTCGAACGAACAACGGCCAATGTAGCTACAAGGGTGCTATCTACGCTAGTTGCACAATAAACTAGGTCGCCTACTTTAACGATGTCGGCTACTGCATTGAAATAGCCTTCGGTGTTAACGTCAGCGATTGCGTCATTGGTGCGATAACCCCACATTACTGGAGATACGCCACTTTTTGCAACGTTGCCAATTGGACCAAAATTATCGCGAGTGAATGCCATGATTTAGTCTCCTTATTCAGCGCAAGTGATTTTAACGATGCCCTCAGAATCAATCGCTACTGAGCCGGCGCTGAACATAGATGCCACTAAGAAAGATGTTTTCTCAGCGATATAGTCAACACGGCTAGTTTGATTGAGACCAATTGCCATTCCTACTGAATCGCGATGGAATGCGAATACGGTACGATCGGCGCTTGCTTTTGGCAAACCACCTTCGTCACGATCACCGATGGTAACGAACTTAAAGCCCAAGAAGGTATCTACTTCACCAGTTACCAACGCCTTAACGGTGTTGAAGTCAGAGCTGGTAACAGTTGTTTGACCCAAGAGAGCAGACAAGTTGTTAGCATGGAGAACGATCGTACGGCCTTCCATTGGTACGTTCTTGCTATCCAAATACTTCTTAGCGGCGCGGAGCTTACCAACGTTCAAGTCAGTAGCGGATCCGGTGGAGCCGTCGTTTTGAATAGTGTTTGCAACAGTACCGGTGCTGGATGCGGCAATAAGAGCATCAATGATTACCTGGTCCATGCGACGGCCAATAGCACCGGATACGACTTGAACAAGCTCTTGACGCTCGTTGAAGTTAACACGTTGCTGATGGAAAATATCGCTATATTCTGCGGCGATATAGTCGGTCATGGTTGCAGTTACTTGTGAATAAGTAACGTTCAAAGGTACTACGTCAGTTTGTGGTACACGAACAGACGCGGTTCCCTTACCAATTTTTGGGAATTTTACAGTCGAGCCTTCAACGTTAGTACGCTCACGTGTCAAACCAGCAAGGGCGCGTTGCGCCTGGTAAGCCTGTTTAACTTCGCTATCGAATAACGTGACGAAAGCATTAGAGATATTGATAGACATCTCAATTTCCTTTCATATCAAAGTTTAAAAAATTAAAAATCATTTTTAGCTTTGCGATTATCCAAGCGGGTCGCTACGCGTAGTAACGGGCCTTGCGGTTATCCATTACGTAACACTATAAATAAAAAAAGAGTGCGTTGCAATCAGCTTCGCACTCTTTTTCGTTGTGACCGGGAAGTCTAACGGTTTCCCTCTCCAAACATTGAATAGACCATATCTTCCACTTTTTTGGTGTAAGCCGGATCTTTTCCGTATTTTGGATCTGCCATCATCGACTGAACATCGGTCATGCTCATCTTTTGGCTTTCTTGCATTTCAAGTCCAGGAATGTCCGTTTCCATATAGGATGCCCGGATCTTGTGGAGCGCAGAAATAAACGACGCATTATTACTAGCGCGCCCAATTGCCTCGATCTCGTTTTGATTGAGAGTGCCAGCATTTTGCATTTTGACTAGCCATTGCTCAGTTGATTGAACAATCTTGTCCGCATTGCGGCCCAGTTTCTTCATCTCAGCTTCGCGGCTTGTTTTCATTTGCTCATCGGCGGCGCCCATGTGATTCGTATAGAGATCGATCATTTGATCGAATTGCTCCTGGCTTAAACCCTGATCCTTGGCCAGTCCTACGAAATCCTTTAGCATCGGATCATCTTCGGCCACTCCGCGGTCCTTTAGACTGGTAATCTCATACTTACCGTCCTTGGGTGCCTTGTGTTTACCAGCAGACATTTTGGCCCGTAGCTCAGAGTACGCCTTGGCCAGCCCCTCAACGTCCGGACCGGATTCTTCGTCCCAAAAATTTTCAGGAAAAAATTCAGGGCGAACGAAATCTAGCTCTTCGTCGTTATCTACTTCCTGGGGCTTGTCGTTTGGATCTACTTCCATGTGCGGAGCCGCTAGATCATCCATCTTTTGATCTGCTTTTGCCTGTGGTTTAACGTTCAGTAAGCTACCCGAATCGTCCTTATTGCTACTTGTTGCGTTGTTGCCGGCTTGATTATCGCTAGTATCAGCGGTCAAGTTGTCGGTATCGCTCATATTTAAGACCTCGCTCGTTTAATTCGCCGCTCTAATTCCCGGACCAGGGAGTTTTGACCCTCGCGGGCAAACCCATGGGAAGGGTCCTCTCCCGGAAACCAGGTCGGCTGTTCGATGGTTGTAGCTCTTAGCCATTCCAAGAGCTTTACGCCATCATCGGTTGAAAAGACGCGAGTGACCAGGAGATCAATCTCATTATCCGACGCGCCCTTTTGCTTAATCTCCGGAGACCGGAGACCTTCCCATCCTTCTTCCATCATCTTTTAGACCTCTTGTGCTTGTGGTTGTTCTGCGCCGCCTTGTTGCGCGGCCTGGGCCATTTGGGCGGCCTGGGCCATTTGCGCCATGATTGCCTGGCGTTGCTCTTTTGAGTTAATCAGATAGCTTGGTACTCCCAGGCGATCGGCCAGGTAATCGGCCAGCTCTTCCTGGTTGATAGCAAGCTGGGCGCCAAGACCTACTTGCCCGGCCACCTGGACGAATTGCAATACGTCATTGACTTCTTGCATATTCTGAGCCTGGGCCAGCGATCCAGTTGGCACTACCTTAACTTCGGATCCGTCCACGCGCAATGGGAAATCAACAATACCCATTTCGTCCATGACTTCCATGGTGCGGCGCACAATAGGTTGCATCACTTCGGTAATTAAACGGCCGTATGCGGGTCCAATGTTCTGAGATAGCTCTTTCATGCGCTCCGCGACTTCGGTTGCGGATCTTGCGCTCATGGTATCCGGCGGCAAAGTATCGTCCAATAGCATCTTTTTGATGGCATTGACCAAATCATTGATAACGAGCTGGGATACGTTGAAGTCACCACCGGATCTCAATGGACGCAAGCTCTCGCCCTGGGGGCCGCCGTTACGTGCTACTGGGATAATGGCGCCTGGAGCGATCTTGACTGTCGCTGGGTTTAATACGCCATCATCTGCGGCCGTATATACGCCAGCCACGGAGATCGACGCGTTCTTTAGTAACAATTCTTTTACTTTATTAAGTGTCTTAATGTCAGGTAGGGCGTTTACCAGGGGACCGCGGCCATAAACCTCGCCGGCTACTTTCATATAACGGCCTACTACCCAGGGAGAACTCTTCTTTAGCTCACGATAAACGATCTCATTCTTACCTTTAGGTTCTAAAACGTAGTAACAAACTGCACCCGTTGAATAGTTGTAGATCGTTGCCTCGATTAGATCGATCTCTTCTTCGGGTTTGCGATCAATCTTGACCTGGAGATCGGCCGGGATCTTGGCATCCTTCCATTGTGTCGTAATTGCCTCACCCTTGACGCGTAACTTACGGTACACGTTATCGACGGTACCATGCTGGCCTTCTTCGAATGAGACCAGGTATTGCGGCACCGCAGTAAAACGGATCGGGGTATCCTTGTCGCCTGGCATGATGAGCATAACGCCGGTACCCACGGCCATATCTAGGAGCATCTCCGAGATTGCCAGGTCAAAGTTTGTTTGACGCAATACTTCAAAGAATTTATCCGAGTAAATGTCCAGGGCGTCGGCTACTTCTTTGCGTTTGCTTGCCGGGATCGATGATCCTGGAGTGAGTTGCATCCACTTCCGGTAAGGCGGGAATAGGCCCGACTGAATCCGGTTTGCAAAACGCTGAGTTGAGTTGATCGCAGTCGAATCAAAGACCCTGGCGCGCTTATGTTGCCCAGGAGTTTTGCCTTCGTACTGGCCGGAATAGAGATTACGCTGGGGTAAAGCAAATTCGTAGCACTCTTCATAAATCGAGCGCCATAAATCCTTACGCGAATCCGCTAATTCTGCACGTTTTAAAACGTGTGCTACCGGCATTTTCTTCATTTTTTACTTTCCTTCATTCGTTTATATCGTGCCGAAAGCGTTGCCGCTTTCTTTTTTGCATCTGCCGTAGAGCTGGCACCCCAAGCCCGAAGTGATAAAAGTTTCCTGGTTGGTCGTCCCTTCTCATCAAAATCAGGTCCAGCATTACCAGCCATCCTGGCCAAGAATGACGCCTTGCGACGCATTGATTCCGGCCCGGTAGCGGCACCCTTAACTGGCGCTTTTAAATTTGATCCTTCGGTACGTTTATAAAACGCACGTCCAGCCGCATTTAATCCGCCACTAGGGTTTTGGTACTTTTTCAGCGGCATTACATATATGCTTTTTTGCGTTTCATTGTCTTGGCCATTTCGTCCTTGTGTTCAATTTCGACGCGGCCCTTAACCTGGGCGGCATAGCGACGTGCGGCCGCCATTCCGGACTTGGTGTACGCAAACTCTTTTAGCTTATTGCCCTTTTTGTCATAGACTTCCGGCATGATTAGCTCCCCATTGTGTTGGTGCCGCCTGATCCAAGGGATTCAGGAGTGATACCCAAAGCTGGATTTTGACGTTCCTGGCTAAAAAGCAAACGCATACCGCCAGTTTGACGGGCGCGCTTAGTTGCTTGCAAACGTTGTTGCTGGGCTTTCTCTTGTGCCGCCAGGCGCTCTTCTTGTTTCTTCTGATTGGCCGCGATCGCTGGATCCGGTTCCGGTGGTGGGGGT